TTCTTGGACTTGTAACAGCATAATTGGTTGCAAACTTTTTAAATTGTTCTAAAGCTGTTTCTTTTGGTATTCCTAGTTCTACAGCCTTTTGGATAATAGGTGAGGTGTTATAAAAATACTGTATATTTTTACCTTTAAATGGAATGATTTTTTTAGCTAATACCTCTACTATAGCATCTGTTTTATCTACAATTGCTTTAGCTCTATTATTTAATGGATAGACTTGCTCTTCAGTTTTTCTTGGTACTGGTGTCTCTTTTTGCTCTACTTCAATTTTTTGGTATGCTTGATCGGAAGTATCAAATAAAGGATTTTGTCCACTAGGCTGTACTCTTTTATTAGTCGGAAGCTTCATTTCTTCAGCTCTCTTGTTAAGAACAAGCTTTGTATCTTCCATAATATTATTAGGTGCAAACTTAGCTAAACCTTTTTTTAACATCTTGTCTGCTTCACCAACAGCATTCATAGATAAAGTTGCACCACCAATATCTAAATCTAATTCTTGTTGAGCTTTCTCACCGATCTTTTGAAGACCTTTTTTTACACCTTTAGTACCTACCTTTGCACCAGCAGTTACAGCACCACCAACACCACCAAATTCACCAGCTCCAAATCCTGACTTGGCATCTTCTTTTAATTTAGGATCAACATTTTTTAAAAGATCAGAATTATCAATAAAATTATTAAAAACATCTCTATAATATTCCGACCCTGGCACTAGGCTTGTTTTAGAAAACTCAGTAAATCCATTGATAAAAGCATCTAATTTTTTTCCATCTTCGGCAGATAATGCATCCTTTATTCCCACAAATAAACCAGCAAGGTCAGTAGGCAATCCAAGTGTTGCTGAAGTTGCCCCAGCTACTCCACTTGCTACAGTTGATCCAATGCCTTTAAAAGCATCAGACACACTATCGTACCTTGGGGTAAAGGTTATTTCACTTGTACCTTTGCCATTTATTTTTGTTGTATAAGCATCGCCACTTAATCGTACGCTACGACTATTATCTATTTCATTTAAAATATCTTGTTCTTCCATTACAAATCATTTCTACTAATTAAGGGGTTTTGTATTAACTTTTTTAATTCACTAATAACACCAGTATAACTATCTACTGGATCAGTATTAAATGGTTTGGGTCTGTCTTTTTTGTCTAGATCATTTATTCTTTCAAGAAGCTGTAAAACTTTTTCATAATCTTGTTTTGTTCGACTGCCAGGAGTGATATCAACACCTAACGATGGGTTTTGATTTTGATTATCTGTATTTATTAAACTGAAATAAATTTCAAATGATTCTTTATCTTTTTTAAATGTTTCTTCATTGATAAGCTGTATTTCTGCATTTTGTATACTATCTACAAATTCACGAGCATTAAAACTCTTACCTTCTCTTTGAGCGTTTTTCCTGGCTATCTCTAATTTTGAAGATATTCTTGACACTATTTGGCTGTATTTAAATCTAGGATCACCTGATGGAATTTCGTCATCTATGTTAAAACCTAGTTTACCAGATATTTCTCCAAGTATTTCTTTTACTTCATCTTTTTCAATATCTTCAATTTTTTTGGCTAAACTTGCTAATGTCTTTGGTGTAAAGCTATTTGGATATTCGGCTAATGTATCAAAACTTACATTTAAGTTTTTAATTTTATTATTTATTTCAAGCAAATCACTTTGGTCATCAATGGTTCTGACACCATCAGATTTATTGAGTGCTATTTCAAGTTTATTTGCTTCATCTGTTTCATTTATTGATTTTAGTTCATTTATAATTTGCTGAACTCTTCCAGGGTTGCCATTAGCATTTGCTATTGTACCTTCTTTGACTAGCTCTTTTTTTAATTCTTCATTTTCTTTTAATTTATTATTTTGATTAGTTTCTTCTAAAGTTTCTCTATTTTTATAATTTTCATTAATTGTATTTCTTAAAGATTTTTTTTCTGTTGTTGTAAGTTTACTCAACACTATTTTTATTTTTGGATTTACATTTTTAAAATTATTACTGTCTAAAGCTTTTAATATTCTGTACTCAGAGTTTTTACTCTTAGCCACATTTATAACATAATCTTTAAGTGTCTGTTGATGGTCATTATCAAAGTCATCTGAGAACTTTATTATTGTACTAGCACTTCTTTTAAATTTATTTAGTTCATATGACAAATAACCTTTTTGAACATTTTTAAATACATCTATTTGTTTATTAAGTTTTTCACTATCAGTTTCATTTATTATTTTTTCTAATTTTGATGGATAGTTTTTTTGCAGTTCAAAGACTAATGCTTCAGAATTACTTTTTAGTTTTTCTAAACTTTCATTTGCTTTTTTTACTGTATAGGCATGATACTTTGATGAAGCAGTAGTGTTTAAAGATGCTGTTAATCTTTTAGCCACAATAGGGGATGCATTATTTGCTAGTTTAGAATATTGTAATGTAACTGCATCAAGTCCTTCAGCCAAATCATCTGCATCTTGATCTTTCTCAATTGCTGTTGAAATTAGTTTGCTAAACTCTCTACTTGCAGATAATTCTAATTCTGTTTCAAGAATAGCTAGACTTGCCTTTCGACTAGCACGACCAAAAGCAGTAGTTGGATCACCTAATCGTGTTTCAATATCTTCTACTGTTAGAGATTGATTTTTTAATTCTTCTTCTGTTATTGGGTTTTTAGCACCAAACTCAGCACCTTCTATTTCAGCAATAGCTTCTGCTTTTTTAAAAAAGTAATTCGACATTTTATCAAGATTAGATGCCAGGACATTCATAGTACGGACAGATTGTCTTGTACCTTCGCCAGATGGTCCAGAGACTCTAACGAGAGATAATCTTTCTTGAAGGGTTGGAAATCTAGGTCTAACCATTATTCTCCATAGCTCCTAAATCTTGTGTTATCCGATCCTCCATACCTTGCCGATGGTACAGTAGATCGACTAAAGTCTCCTGAAGTTCTTGTAGTAGTAGTGGTTGTAGTTGAAGTATTTGGTGTTCTTGTTGCTTGGTAATTAGCGAAACCTGATCCTAAAGTTCCAAGAGCATTAGCTACCCCTTGTGCCTTTGCTTCTCGCCCAGCTCTAAGTAAATCTTCTACTTGAGCATTTGTCTGCATTCTTATAAAGAGTTGATTATCTTTGGCTGTAGCAAAATCTTTAAATGCTGGATTGAGAACATTGAGTATTCCAAAGTCTACTGGTGTTCCTATATTCGGTTCTAATCCACCTGACCTGGCAGTTGCAGTTATATTAGCTAACAACTTTCTTGCATTTCTCAATGCTTCTGTACCTTGCTCTTTTGCCTTAACACCTTCTACTCGACCTTCGAGTGCTTTAAATTTTGCTTGAGATTCAAATCCTTTTTTTGCTTCTCGACCAGCCTGGTATTGCATCAAGGCTGAAGCTCCAGCAAATACTAATGCTAATTCTGCCATATCATTGTCCAGTCGTTAATTTGTATTCGACAGATAATACTGTAGCGAATAGGGGTTGTGTCATTGTAAAACTTATTTGTGCCGTATCACTATATCCAAGTAATGGAGCAACTCTTTTTCTACCAGTAAAAGTATTAGGAGCTGATCCTAATGTCTGTGGTAAAGTTTCAAGAGGAACTTCAAATCCATTGATTGCGATGTTCTGTGTACGATCTAAAACTGGTGATGCTTCAAGTATTCTCTTCTTACGACTTACCACCACCCCTGAAGATAATTTTGGCTCGGCTGGTAATGTCTTTACTTCTACAGAATAAGACAGTCCTACTTCAACAAAAGATGAAGGAGCTTCATCAATCGTGATTGCACCACTTGATACAGTCTTGTCAGTCAAAACAAAATTATCTCTAACTACATCAACAGTTGCCCCTTCGAGATGAGACAAGTTAGAGCAAGTCGTATTACCAGGTAAGGATTGATCAGGAGAAGTTGCTCCTGAAAAATATTGTATGTTGGCATCGGTGGTTCTTTGATCATCAAACAACTCTATGTATCTTTTGGTTGAACTATTGATTGTTCTTTCTGTTGCAACATAAATATCTGTTATATCAACAGCTACATCGAGAAACTTTCCATCTGTAATAAACTCTGATGGAGCAACAACATTTTGTGATCTTAGTATAGAAAATACAGCCATCGATCCATCTGTATCATTTGTAATCAAAAGAAGGTCACCATCGTCAGTATTAGTGGCAACTCGAAGAGCCATTGATCTCGGAGATTTTAATAAATGTGATGCTAAGAGAGAAACATTGTTAGCATTATAATTAAGGTCCACATCGCTAAATAGAAATTCTCTTAGAGCTTTGCCTTCTCTCTGAATGAACAATGTACCACCTTCGGCTGATACTGGCTTGATGCCTTCTTTTGATCCTCGTCTTGTCGCATTTTTAATTACGATGTTTGATGGAGTAATGGGATCAAGTGTGGCTTGTGGCACAAAGAACTCAGCATCTTGAGTAAAGATTTGCAAGTCTCTTCCTGATCTCATTGCTGTAATAGCATTCACACTATCAGTTGAAATTGTTACAAACAAAGCATCATCATCAAAAGCTTCACTTGGTTTAAAATTAAAAAAATTATCAACCTTTGATCCAAACAAACTATTCGGCAAAGATTTTGATCCACCAAAAAACAATCTGCCTTCATGAAAAGTACAAGTTCTGGGGAAACCTCTGGTGCTTGAAAAGACATCTTCATATCCTTCTTCTAACTCCCATGCACCTGAAGCAATTGCTACATCTTTTTCAAAAAAAGGTATTTCTGTTATAGCCTTTACAACAGTACCTGATTCTCTTTCTATTATTCTAGCACGACCAAAACCATTCAATACATTGATAAACTGATCAACATGAGATGATGTAAAGATAGAACTACCAGCAGTTATCTTAACTGTTCCATCAACAGCATCTGGTGTAATCGTAGCACTTGGATTTGATTTTGATGTTGAAAAAGCATGTTTTGGTACAGTTAAACTTATTGTTGCAAATGTCCAGGATGCATTGTTCGCACCTCTTACAATAGACTTAGGAGACATATCCTCATGAACTAAAATCAATGTATCTGCACTTTGAGTAAAGTATAGTCGGTCTAAATCAACATCACCTAAAGCACATTCAAGATAATCATTACCAGACCCATTGATATCTGTTATCTGTTGTGCATTGGCAAAGACAAACATCCTGGTGTTCGATGTTGTATTTTTTACAAAGACAAGCATAAAAGATTGTGTCGTTGAGAACTCAAAAGGTACAAGTCTTATACCATCTAAAGTTGTAAATGACCCACCTAAATGAGAAGTTATATCCATCATAAATCTCAAACCAGGTCTTCTTTCAAAACCACCTTGAGGTAAAATCACAACATTCTGAGCCTTCTCTAAAGCAGAAGGATATTGTTGTAGATCAACTCTTCCGAACAATAGAGGATCAATTTCACCAACTGTAAAGCTTGACTGGTACTGAGTTATTCTTGACACTATCTCACCTCAGTTAAGAGATAATCAGCTATAACTGTTTTAGATTGCCCAGCTCCATCGATGTTGATTGCTTGTCTGAAATAACCACCTCTCATATTTTCTACTGGTGTTCCCAGAGCAACAGTTCGCCAATAATCACTTTTAGTTGTTTGATCTGTAACTGGTTCTGCTAGATGCCATGCCATTTGATAAACCAGCATTTGTATAAAGTAAGAGGGCATATCTGCTTCTGCAACTAATCTTTGATAATCGAGTACAATCGTTGTTTCATTCGTTAAAAGCTGATCGCCTTGTATTTCATAATCTGTAATTTTAGGTAATGACCCAGTCGATGTCGAAGCATAGACAGCTCGTGGTACACCTAGAAACATATCGGAAGGTAACTGATAAGCATGAAGATAAACATTGGTTGGTGCTGTGGTTAGTCTTCCTAATTGTTGTTTAGTCAAAGTAAATGACCAGGGATACATTCCCAAAGTTTGTGATTTAACACGAGGATACAGCACAGAACAAATTGAACTTGGTGCTGTTCCATCGGCAAAAGAAGTTATTTGATTTGCTCCTAAAAGGAGGAGCGATTGTGAACAAATCGAAACATCTGTATCGCCTTCAGCCATATCCTCGCCTTTCTAAATATTAGTCACTATCTGTCATAGCCACAGTTGTGCCATCTGTTACATCAACAACACTAGAAG